CCTCTAGCTGTTAATGTTACACCTGTAAAAGATAGATTAGCAAAGTCAGTAATTGCTATTGATGATGACATTTTAACACCTTGGTTAACAAGTGCTTTACCACCCGCAGTGTAAGTTCCTGTGTTTGAAACTTCAGTTCCTGTTGCACCTAAATTTGGTGAATAGTTTGTTGTTGATTTACCTAGTGTTGCAGTACTTTTGTACATCGCTAATTTATATGTATCTGTTGATGCATCAAAATCGTGACTTCCTTGTAGTAATTCTTTTTTAAATGAATCACAAATTGCATTAGTTGTTATAGCCATAATATTTCTCCTTTAATTTTTTATGGTGATGGTGAAGGTATATCAACTCGAGGTACCCCATCATCGTATTCCGCACGTCTTCTTCTCCCCATTTGTTGGAGAGCAAAATTCTGTATACATTCATTATACTTGCTTTTATATAGATTGTACATATCCATAGGACCTTTTAAAAAAGCAAAAGCTTCTGTTAAAACACCATCTAAAAGCATACCTTGTTGGTATTGAGAAATATAAGTTGCATTAGTAGAAGTAAAACTTGGTGGTGTAATAATGTAGTTTAACTGTACTACATAAGCTTGATCTGGTGTTGGGGCAACTACAATAGTAGATTC